CCGTCTCTTCCGCTCTCTCTCCCCGACGCCGCCGGATCCGCCCTGAACGGCGCTGTAGTCGTCCCTGACGCCATGAAATGGGACAGGACGGCCCTGGCCGGCACGGCGTGGCTTGAGGGGCTCCTGGACCCGCCTGCGGACGCTGCGGTCCCCCTGGCGATGACGCCGCCTCACCCGTCGGCGGTCGGCTCCTACGGTCCGCAGGCGGTCGAGTGGATCGAGGCGAACCTCCGAATCGAGCTGCGATGGTGGCAGCGCCTCGCCGTGGTCCGGCAGCTGGAGCACGACGCCGCCGGTGAGCTGGTCTGGCGCACGGTGGTGGAGAGCTGCCCCCGCCGGGCAGGTAAGTCCGTCCGGATCCGGGGGATGGCCCTGTGGCGGATGGCGCACCGTGACCTGATCGGTGAGGTGCAGACCGTCGTGCACTGCGGGAACGACCTGCCGATCTGCCGGGAGATCCAGCGCGGCGCGTGGCGGTGGGCCGACTCCCAGGGCTGGACCATCATCAAGTCGAACGGGAAGGAGGCCGTCGAGGCGCCGGACGGTTCGCGGTGGCTGGTCCGGTCCCAGGACGGTGTGTACGGCTGGGACGCCGGCCTAGCCGTGGTGGACGAGGCCTGGGACGTGAAACCGGACACCGTCAGCGAAGGACTCGAGCCCGCGATGCTCGAGCGGCGCTGGCCCCAGCTGCACCTGACCTCGACAGCACACCGCCGGGCAACGTCCCTCATGCGGTCCCGGATCACGGACGCCCTGTCCGGGTCCGACCCGCACGTCCTGCTGCTGCTGTGGGCGGCCGCTCCCGACGCCGACCCCGGCGACCCGCAGACGTGGCGGGCGGCGTCCCCGCACTGGTCGCACGCCCGCGGCGAGATGATCGGCCGCAGGTACGCGGCGGCGCTAGCCGGTGAGGTGGACCCCGAGGCCGACGACCTGGACCCGGTAGCCGGCTGGGCGAGCCAGTACCTGAACGTGTGGAGTCTGCGGCCGGCGCCCGCCCAGCCGGGTGACCCGGTTGTCGACCCCGACCAGTGGGCCGGCCTCGAGGCCGCGCTGCCGTCGGGCGTCCCCGACGCTGTAGCGGTCGAGGGCTGGCCCGGTCAGGGGCTGGCGGTCGCCCGGGCCTGGCACGTGGACGGCCGGGCCGTCGTAGCGGTGCAGGACGTCCCAGGCATCCCCGAGGCCGCCGCGCTCGTGGCCGGGTACCGGTGCCGCCGCCGGCCGGTGGTCGGCGCCTCGCTGGCCACCGACCCGACATGGGCCGGCCGGGCGACGCCGGCGAAGACGGCCGTCCGGACGGCCGTGGCGGACCTGACCGGACTACTGCGCGACGACGCTCTCAGGCACGACGGCGGCGACTGCCTGACCGGACAGATCCTGGGGCTGCGGACGACCCCGGCCGCCGACGGCCACCGCGTGCGGTCCACCGGCCGGGCGGACGCGGTCAAGGCCGTGGTCTGGGCGGCGCAGGCAGCACGGTCGCCGAAGCCCCGGGCGGTGGTCCTGGTCCCGACAGGCACCTGACCGACCTCACAACAACCGGGCGACGTCTTTGTAGGATTCCTACAACCCGACCGCCTACCATCGGCGTCGTGGGGTTCTGGTCCTGGGTGCGTCAGCCGCTGGACTTCGGCACGTCCACGCCCGCCCCGGCCGCGGCCGACGCCCAGCCCCAGACCGCGGCATTCGCCGTGGTCGTCCCGCCGGAGGTCACCCAAGGCGGCGTGCTCGGGGCCCTCGCCCAGGTCCCGAAGGTCGCCCGCCGTGACGCCCTGTCCGTGCCCGCCGTGCTCCGGGCCAGGAACGTCGTCTGCGCCACCCTCGGCGGGCTGCCGCTGAAGGTCCACGCCCCGGACCGCAGCATCCGCCCCAACCGGCTCCTGGAGCAGCCGGAACTGGGAGTGCCCCGGTCGGTGACGATGACCAGGCTGTACGAGGACCTGTTCCTCGACGGGATCGCCTGGTGGCGGGTCAAGCTCCTCGGCTTCGACGGGTTCCCGGCCGTGGTCGAGCGCCTGGACCCGTCGGTGGTGTTCGTGCAGCCGGACGGCACGGTCACCGTCAACGGCGTCCCCACCCCCGACAGCGAGCTGATCAGGTTCGACTCCCCGAACCCGGGCCTGCTGTCCGCGGCGGCCCGGGCCATCCGGACCTGCCTGCAGCTCGACGCCACCGCCGCCCGGATCGCCGCCGAGCCCGTCCCCGCCGCCTACTTCTCCCCGGCCGAGGGCGCCGACCCCGACCCGACCGAGGTGCAGGCCGCGCTCGACGCCTGGGCCACCGCCAGGAACGCGCGCGCCACCGGCTACGTCGGTGCCGCGCTGCAGCTGAACACCATCGGGATGACCCCGGAACAAATCCAGCTCGCCGAGAGCAGGCAGCACGCCGTCCTGGAGATCGCCCGGGCCGCCGGCCTGGACGGCGAGGACCTGGGCGTGGCCGTCACCTCCCGGACGTACTTCAACGCCGAGGACCGCGACCAGTACCGGATCGACTACACCCTCGGCCACTACGTGTCCGCCGTGCAGGACCGGCTGTCCATGGGCGACGTCACGCCCCGCGGCAGCTACGTGAAGGTGGAGTTCGCCGCGTTCCTGCGCTCGGACACCCTGACCCGCTACCAGTCCTACGAGCTGGGGATGCGGGTCGGCGCGGTCACCGAGGACGAGGTCCGCGAGCTGGAGGACAAGCCCGACCTGACCCCGGCGCAGCGACGCGCCGCCGCCCCGGCGCCTGCCGCGCCGGCCCTGCAGCAGGGAGCCACCGTGCAGCAGACAGCCGCCCCGTCCGGGCTCGCCACGTTCACCGCCGCCGGTGACGTCGTCACCCTCGCCTTCGGACCCGGCGACCTCGAGTTCCGGGCCGACCCTGAGAAGCGGACCGTGTCCGGGCTGCTGCTGCCGTTCAACGTCCCCACGTCCGACGGCCGGCAGATCCGGTTCGCGGCCGGGTCGGTGACCTGGCAGAAGGCGGCCGTGTCCCGGATCAAGCTCGACCGCGAGCACGACCTGGGCCAGCTGCTCGGCTCCGCCACCAAGGTCGACTCCGGCGACCAGGGCGTCACCGCCGCCTTCAAGGTCGCGAAGACCCCGGCCGGTGACGAGGCCCTCGCCCTGGCCGCCGACGGCGCCCTCGACGGCCTGTCCGCGGTCGTGCGGATCACCGACGCCATCCCCGACCCGGCGAACGAGGGCGGCACCCTCGTCACCGCCGCCACCCTCACCCGGGCCACGCTCACCGCGCAGCCCGCCTTCGACGACGCCCGGCTGTCGAGCGTCGCCCTCACCTCCGAAGGGACCACCGTCATGACCACCGCGACGACCGAGCCGCAGGCTCCCGCCGCCCCGGCCGCCGCGCCGGGCACCGAGTCCTTCACCGCCGCCGTCGAGGCCTTCACCGGCGCCGTCGAGCAGCTCGGCGAGCGGCTCGCCGCGCCGCAGGGCCGCGAGCTGGTCCCCGCCGGCCACGCCGTCGGGTTCACCGTCAAGGAGCCGGCGGTCTACACCTTCGACGCCGGCCACGGCCCGTCCCTGGTCCGGGACGTGTGGCGGTCCCGCAACGGTGACCCGGGCGAGCAGGCCGAGGCTTCCGCCCGGCTGCAGAAGTTCGCCGCGCAGCAGGCCGAGGTCACCGGCGCCGTCGCCCGCCAGGGCGTCCAGGAGTTCGCCACCGTCAACCGGACCGTCGGCGCGAACGTGATCCCGCCCGGCTACCGGCCCGACCTGTACATCCCGCAGCTCTTCCAGGGACGCCCGCTCACCGACATGTGCTCTCAGGGCACCCTGACCGACGCCACGCCGTTCCTCATCCCGAAGTTCGGGACCGCGACCGGCGCGACCGCCGACCACGTCGAGGGCACGAACCCGACCGACGGCGTCCTGTCGTTCAACACCTCCGTCACCGTGACCCCGGGAGCGATCTCGGGCCGGTTCCGGATCACCCGCGAGGTCGTCGACGCGTCCAACCCGGCGATCGACGCCATCGCCGGGAACGCGCTGCGGGAGTCCTACAGCCAGCAGACCGAGGGCAAGGTCTACACCAAGCTGAACGGCGCGAACGGCGTCGGCGGCACCATCACCGCCGGGTTCGTCCCGTCCGGTGCGGCCGTCGTCGCGTCCGGCCCCGGTGGCTCGGTCGGGTCGATCGCCGACGAGGGCACGCTGCTGCTCGCGGCCGTCCGGCAGCAGCTGATCGAGTACCCGTTCCGCCGGTTCGCGAACCCGACCCGGCTCGCCCTGTCGAAGGAGGCCGCCACCGCGTTCGCCCTGGCCGTCGACACCACCGGCCGGCCGCTGCTCCCCCGGATCGGCGCGATGAACGCCGCCGGCGGGGTCCGGACCCTGGACCAGGCCTTCGACATCGACGGCCTGGCCGGCGTCCCCGCGTGGTCGATCACCGGCAACACCGCGGCGGACTTCGACACCGCGATGTGGAACGACCAGGACTTCTGGGTCTGGGAGTCCCCGACGCTGTTCTTCCGCTACGAGGAGGTCGCCGGCCCCGCGAACATCGACCTCGTCCTGTTCGGGTACTTCGCCACCGAGATCCTGCGCGGAAACAGCTTCAGCGCCGTCCGCCTGACGGTTTCCTGACGTGGCCGGCAAGCCGAAGGCCGCCCAGCCCGCGGAGGTCACGTTCGTGGCCTACGCGGGCGGCTACGGCCTCACCGAGGACGGCCGGTGGGTCGTCCTGCCCGAAGGGCACGTCCCGGCCGCCCCGGCCGACCTGCAGCTCTGACCCGAAGGGAGGCGCCCCGTGCCGGTCATCGCAGTCAGCCCCGACGCGGGGCGCCTGGACGTCGGTGACACGTGGCTGCTCGCCGTCGAGATCCGCGACGACGTCACCGCCGAGCTGAAGGACGCCACCCTGACGTCGGTCGTCACCCGCCCCGACACGAGCACCTCGAGCCCGACCCCGGTCAAGCAGTCCCTGGGGTTCTGGACGGCGTCCTACACCCTCGCGGCGGCCGGCCGGCACACCGCCGTCGTGACCGCGTCCGCCCTGCTGGTCGGGGTCGCGTCGTTCGCGGTGGAGGCCCTCGCGGTCGGCCTGGTCCCGACCGTGGCGGAGGTCCGGGCCTACCTGCAGTCGACCGGGCCGACGTCGTTCGTGGACGCCGACCTGACCGGTGCCCTGGCCGCCGAGCTGGCGGCGCAGGCCCGGGCGTGCCGGGTCCCGGCGCAGTACCCGCCGGACCTGCGGGAGGCCCTGTACCGGCGGGTGGCCCGCAACCTGGCCGCCCGGTCGGTCCCGGTGGCGTCGTTCACCGCGTTCGACGGTGGCGGTACCTCGACCAGGGTGCCGATGCGTGACGCCGAGGTCGCCCGCCTCGAGGCCCCGTTCCGGCGGATGGCGGTCGGCTGATGGCCACGCTCGTCCAAACCCAGGCGGACCTCGCGGCGGCCCTGACAGCGGTCACGGCCGGCACGGTCCGCACGCTGCCCGTCAGCCCGGCGAAGGCCGGTGACGGCTGGGTGAACATCGGGAAGATCACACCGGCTGCCACGTCCATGACGAAGGTCGACGTGACCTTCACGTGCGTCCTGGTCCTCGGCGCCGACGCCCGGGCCGCCGCGGCCCAACTGCCGACCCTGGCCCGGCCCCTGATCGACGCGGTCACTACCGGCCCGTTCCACCCGGACGGCGTGTCCGTCGAGCCGGCCACCCTGCCCGCCGGGGACTCCGCTCCCGGTGACCTGTACGCCCTGATCCTGACCCTGAATCTGGAGTGTGACTGACATGGCCGAGTGGGGCACCAGGTCCCTGGTCTTCCGGCTCGCCGCGACCGACTACTCGTCGGCCGTGAGCAAGGTCCGGCTCAAGTCCGGTGACACCGACGCCGGGTTCGTGTCGTTCGCCGACGCCGCCGCGGGCGGCCTGCGGAAGTACACCCTCGCGCTGACCCTGAAGCAGGACAACGCGGCGTCCGCGCTGTGGATGTTCGCCTGGGCGCAGTCCGGTCAGACGGTGTCCTACGAGGTGTGGCCGAACGGCCGGCCGGTCTCGGGGACCGCGACCCCGACGCAGCCGAAGTTCACGGGGAACGTGATCGTCCTGGAGCCGAACGGCGACTTCGTCGGCGGCGACGCCGACGCCTCCACCACGAAGTACTTCACCGCCGACTTCGAGTGGGACTGCACCGCCAAGCCCACCCTCGGCACGAGCTGAAAGGCGCCCACCGATGGCACTCCTGACCGCCCAGCCCATGTCGAGGGCTGGGCTCGCCCCGGCCTACGCGGCCGTCAACGCCACCGACACGATCGCCCAGGCGGGCGGCGTGCTGCAGTTCCTGCACGTCAAGAACGGCAACGCCGCGGCGTGCACGGTCACCATCACCGACGGCGGGAAGTCCCCGGCCGGGCAGGCCGCGCAGTCGGTGACCGTGGTGGTGCCGGCCAGCACCGGGGACCGGATGATCGGGCCGCTGCCGAACGTGATGGCCGACCCGGTCACCGGTGTGATCTCCGCGGCCTACAGCGTGACGGCGACGGTGACGGCGGCGCTCGTCCAGGTCCCGCTGGCCTGACCGGTGGGTGTCTCGTCCGGGTCGGTGAAGGTCGAGGGGCTGAACCAGACCCTGACTGCGCTGCAGCGGTTCGGGGTGGAGGTCGCCGACCTGAAGGACGTGATGGCCGACATCGCGGCCGAGGGCGCCCGGCTGGCGTCGTCGTTCGCGCCGAAGCGGTCCGGTCGGCTCGCGGCCACGATCCGGGGCAACAAGGCGAAGGCGAAGGCCCTCGTCATCGCCGGAAGGGCTCGGGTCCCCTACGCGGGAGCGATCAACTACGGGTGGCCGGCCCGGGACATCGGCCCAGCACTGTTCATGCAGAAGGCGGACAAGCAGCTCGCGCCGCGGGCTGTGGAGATGCTTGACAAGGGCATCGACCAGGTCATCTCGAAGGTGGGTCTGAAGTGAGCGAGCCGACCGTCCAGGCCGAGCAGCCTGCCGTCGGGGAGCTGCTGGACAGCGAGGCCCTGTTCCGCAGCATCAACGGCTTCGAGCAGATCGCCGTCGAGCAGCACTTCCGGACCAAGATCGAGGTGATCGCCAACGACGCCTTCACCCTGATGCGGGCCCTGCTGTTCGTGGTCGAGAAGCGCGACGGGATGGCCGACGGCGACGCGTTCCGCAACGTCATGCTGCTGCGCCTCGACGACGTCACCAGCCGCTTCGAGCAGCCCGGCGACGCCGCGGGCGAGGACGACCCGTCGCTGCGGGAGCAGCAGGACCGCGAGTACGCGGAGTTCGTCGTCGGGGTCGGCCTGTCGTTCATGCCGGACCAGTTCCGGGCCCTGACCATGGGCGAGCGGGCCGCGCTCGTCACCGCCGCCCGGGCCAGGGGGTAGCCCGTGGCCGGACCCATCAAGATCAGCCTGATCGCTGACGCGCAGGCAGCGACCCGCGGCGCCGGCGACTTCGGCAAGGCGATCAAGAAGGAGACCGAGGACACCGCGTCCGGCCTGTCGCACCTGGGTGATAAGGCCGACGCGTCCGAGCAGCGGATCCTGGGCCTGAAGGACACCGTGGACGGGGCGGCGACCGTCATGCAGGGCCCGGGGAAGGTGGGCCTGGCGGCGTACATCCAGGGCTGGGCCGACCTGGCGTCCGGCCTGGCGAACTTCGTCGTCCCGGCGCTGGCGTCCATGTCGAAGGCCACGATCACGTCCGGCATCGCCACCGTCCGCAGCACCGCCGCCACCGTCGCGTCCCGGGCCGCGCAGCTGGCCAGCTCGGCCGCCACCACCGTCTGGACCGGCGCACAGTGGCTCCTGAACGCCGCCCTCACCGCGAACCCCATCGGCATCGTGATCGTCGCCATCGTCGCCCTGGTCGCGGCCGTCGTGATCGCCTACAAGCGGTCGGAGACGTTCCGCCGGATCGTGGACGCCGCGTTCCGCGGGGTCCTGGCCGCGGCCCGCGCCGTCTGGGGCTGGATCAAGGGCAACTGGCCCCTGCTGCTGGCCATCATCACCGGCCCCATCGGGATCGCCGTCCGGCTCATCACCGGGCACTTCAACACCATCAGGACCCGGATCCTCGGGATCCCCAAGGTGATCCGGGGTGTGTTCGCGTCCGCAGGAACCTGGCTGGTCGGCGCCGGCCGGAACATCATCACCGGGCTGTGGAACGGGATCAACGCGCTGAAGGGCTGGCTGATCAGCAAGGTCCGGTCGTTCATCGACAACACCGTGCCGGGCCCGATCCGTCGCGCCCTGGGCATCTCGTCCCCGTCGCGGGTCGCACGGAGCCTCGGCCAGTTCGTCGGGATGGGCCTGGGGATGGGCCTGGACGACACCGTGGCCCGCGTCCAGCGGTCCGCCGGCCGCCTGGCAGGGGCCAGCATCGCCGGACCGTCCAGCAGCGGCACGGCAGCTCCCAGCGGGTCCGGGGGCGGGTTCCTGGAGGTCCGGGCCGCGCCCGGCGCCACGTCCGACCTGGACGCGTTCCTGATCGAGCTGGTCCGCCGGTTCGTCCGGGTCCGGTTCGGCGGCGACGTCCAGGCCGCCCTGGGCCGGTGAGGTCTGGTGAGCAACACGTTCCTGCCCGGTGACCTGTCCCCGTTCCGGACCGGGTTCCTCAAGGTCGCCCTGTTCATCAGCGGCGCCTGGGTGAACCTGCCCACCACCGAGCTGGGCGACGACGGGGTGACGATCATCCGGGGACGACGCAACGGCAGCTCCCAGGGCGAACCGTCGTCGTGCTCGTTCCGGCTGAAGGACCCCACCGGGAAGTACTCCCCCCGGCACCCGGCCTCCACCTACTTCGGACTGATCGGGCGCGGCACGCCCTGCCGGGTCCAGGTCGAGCTGGTGGCCGGGACGGTCCTGGACCGTTGGTACGGGCAGGTCGTGTCCTGGACCCCGAAGTGGGACCGTCGCGGCAGCAAGTACGCCTACGTCGAGGTCGAGGCCGCCGGGGTGATGCGCCGCCTCGGGCAGGGCTCCAGCCCGCTGCGGTCCCCGCTGTACCGGGCGTGCTCGACCATCGGGACGAACCTGGCCGCCTACTGGCCGCTCGAGGACGGCGAATCGGTCACCGCCCCCACCGCCGCCGTCGGGGGGCGGCCGCTCACCGTCACCGGGTCCCCGACCTTCGGCGGCTACACCGCGTTCCTCGGGTCCGGGCCGATGCCGACCCTGGAGTCCGGGCGGCTCGTGGGCTCGATCCCCGGATACACCGTGGCCAGCCCCGCCACCGGGCAGGTCCGCTGGGTCGGCAGGATCCCCTCGACCACACCGAACAACGCCGTCCTGATCCGGGTCCGGGCCTCCGGCACCCTCGGCTGGGCCGAGGTCCGCTACAGCACCGGCGGCGCCCTGACCGTCGAAGGGTTCAACGACTCCGGCGTGTCCGTCGGGTCCAACACCTACGCGCTCGCCGTGGACGGCAAGCGCCTGCGGTTCAGCCTGGACTTCACCCAGTCCGGCGCCAACATCAACTGGACGATCGGGACCGTGGAGGCCGGCGCCGCGGCCGGCCTGTTCGGCACCGGCACCTTCACCGCGGTCACCCTCGGGCGCATGACCACGGTCGAGGTCAACCCGAACCAGTCCGCGCTGGCCGGGGTCGCATTCGGGCACCTGACCGTCGAGAGCGTCATCACCAGCCTGTTCTCGGTCTCCGCGCAGGTCCTGGCCGGATTCCTGGGTGAGCGGGCCGACGACCGGATCAACCGCCTCTGCTCGGAGAACGGCCTGTCGTTCGGGCTGTTCACCGTGACCGGCGCCCAGCTGATGGGCGCGCAGAGCAGGACCGACCTGCTGTCACTGCTGCGCGAGTGCGAGGCCACCGACGGCGGGATGCTGTACGAGCCGAAGGGCACCACAGACCTCGGGTACCGCACCGGCGAGTCCCTCTACAGCCAGTCCGGTGCGAACCTCGTCACCGTCGCCTACGTCGACAACATGCTGCAGCTCGAGCCCGTCGAGGATGACGACTCGACCCGCAACAAGGTGACCGTCACCCGCGCCGGCGGCGCCGAGTCGACCGTCACCCAGACCACCGGCGTGCTCGGCACCGCCGGCGTCGGGATCTACGACGAGGACGTCACCCTGTCCCTGGCCAGCGACGACCGGGCGCTGCAGCAGGCCGGCTGGCGGGTCCACCTCGGCACCACCGACGAACAGCGCTGGCCCCTGATCGGCGTCGACCTGGCCGACCCGCGAGTGCTCCCGGCGCTGCGGAACACGTTCCTGAACGTCGGCCTCGGCTCCCGCCTGGAGGTGACCGGCCTGCCGCCGTGGCTGCCCCCGTTCACCGTGTCCCAGATCGTGCAGGGCTACACCGAACGGATCACGCCCACCTCCTACCGGCTGGAGTTCGTCTGCTCCCCGGCCCGCCCCTACCGGGTGGCGTACTGGACGTCCGGGGGCCCGGACCGGTGGTCCGGTGACGGTACGGTGACCGCCGCGACCCTTGCCGCCGGCGCCACCAGCGTCGCCGTCACCCCGCCCGCCCCGGTGACCTGGACGACCACGGACCTGCCGTTCGGCATCCTGGTCAACGGGGAGCAGATGACCGTCACCGCCGTCACCGCGGTGGCCGGCGGCAACCAGACCTTCACCCTGATCCGGGCGGTGAACGGAGTCAGCAAGGCCCACCCGGCCGGCTCCCAGGTCACCCTCGCCGATCCCTGCTACTACGGACTCTGAGGGAGCAGCTGTGGCCATCCTTGCCGGCGCGAAGGTCGACGCCGCGGACCTGACCGCGCTAGGCGCCGCCTGGACCGCCTACACCCCGACCCTGACCAACCTCACCGGCGGCGCAGCGTCCGGCGCGTTCGCCCAGGTCGGGAAGACCCTGTTCCTGCGCGGCAACATCAGCGCCGGCACGGTCACCGCGGCCGGGATCGTCAGCATCAGCCTGCCCGCTGGGCTCACCCTGGCGACGTCCGTGATCGTGGGCTGCGCCACCGGGCGCGTCGTTCGGTCAGGCCTGGCCAGCGTCTCCACCAACCTCCTGGAGGTCGCCGCGGTGGACGGCACCAACCTCGCCCTGGCCGCATCCATGGTCAACACCCGCTGGACCGGCGTGGTGGAGGTCGTCTGATGGGACACCTGGCCGAGAACATCGCGCAGTACTCGATCCCGGCCCTGGCCGCCCTGGCCGGGATCTGGCTGTCCGGGCGACGCACCCGCGCCAGGGTCGCCGAGGTCCGGGCGCTGGCCGAGCCCACCGGGAACGGGTTCGCCCGCGACGTCCGGCAGGCCCTGACCCGGATCGAGGCCGAGCTGCAGCAGGTCCGCACCGACATGACACAGCACCTCAGGGACCACGCCACACCATCGTCCAGACGGTTCCTGGGCTGACTGTCGGCCCTGCGGTGTAAGGGTTCTGAGGTCGGAACCCACACCAGGAGGCACCCATGACCGAGCCCGCGTCCCTGCTGCACGCCCTCGGCTGGCACGACGTGACCGGCCCCCAGCTGCACGACGCCGTCGTGGCTTTCCAGACCGGGTACGCCCTCGGGCCGGCCCTGCGGATCGACGGGATCGTGGGCCCGCTGACCCAGGCCGCCCTGGAGCACTCCCAGGCCGCCGGCGGCCGGGCGTCCGAGCACTTCAAGTGGTCGGAGTTCGGGTGCCACTGCGGGCAGATCCTGCAGGGCTGCCGCGGCATCCTGATCCGCCGGTCCGTGGTGCTGAACGCCGAGGTTCTGCGCGAGAGCCATTACCCCGCCGGGCTCAGGGTGGTCTCCGGGTACCGGTGCCCGCGGCACAACGCCGCGGTCGGCGGCGCCAGCCGGTCCCAGCACCTGGACGGCCTGGCGATCGACGTCGAGCCGAGGGTCCGCCCGGACGACCTGCGCGGGTCCGGCTGGACCGGGATCGGGTTCAGCCCGTCCAGCCACCTGGTGGTCCACGTCGACCGCCGGCCGGGCCTGCCCGTGACGTTCCCCGACGGCCGGTGAAGCGCTACCGCAAGGCCGCCGCCGCAATCGCCGGCGGTGTCCTGTCGGTCGTGGGCACGGCCGTCGTGCCGGACTCCTGGCGGCCCTGGACGACCCTGGCCGGCGCGGTCGCCACCGTGGTCCTGGTGGTGCTCGGCCCGGCTAACGAGACGCCCGCGTAGTACCCCTCCTGCGCGGGTCCCGCTGGCCCGGCTGGCGTGCACGGTGTGGGTCGGGCCGCCAGCCGGGTTCAGTGGAGGGCAGGTGAAGTTCAGCCGGCCTGGCTGAACAGGTCATCGATGACGCCGGCGACGCCGGTGCCCAGCGAGCGGACGTACTTGTTGGTCACCGCGATCGAGGAGTGGCCCAGGACCTGCTGCAGGTCGACCACGTCCCCGGTCAGCTGGTAGGCGCCGGTGGCGAACGTGTGCCGCAGCTGGTGCGCGGTCGCGTCGAGCCCGCAGGCCCGCAGCAGGTCCCCGACGAACCGTGACACCGTCTCCGGCCGCCAGTGGTCGGCCCTGGTCGACGGGAAGCACCAGCCCTCGACCGAGGCCAGGGCGGCGGCCAGGTCGGTGGGCACCGGCACGTCGCGCTGGTGGCCGCCCTTGCCCTCCACCCGCAGGATCGCCCGGCCGTTCGCCCGGGTGATCAGGTCGGTCGAGGGCCGGACCGGGGCCGCCTCGCAGCACCGCAGGCCGCAGCGCAGCATCAGGGTCAGGGCCAGCCACTCCCGCGACCCGCGGGGGAACCGGTCGATGATGGCCAGGACCCGGGACGGGTCGACGTCGCGCGGGACCGACCGGTGGCGCTTGGGGAACCGCAGCCGGGCGGCCGGGGAGTCGTCCCGCCGTTCCTCCAGGACCAGCCAGGCGTAGAACGCGCGGACGTGGCTCAGATACACCCCGCGCGAGACCTCCGCGAGCTTGCGCCGGCGGGTGCCCTGCCACCAGGCCTTGAGGTCGGCGGCGGTGGCCTGCTCCAGGTCCCCGACCTCGTGCTGCAGCCGGGTCAGGAAGCGGTACTTCGCCAGCACGGTGCGGGGCCTCAGCCCCCGGTCCAGGCAGTCCGACAGGTAGTCCCCCACCGCGCCCAGCTCGGCCACGGGGATCGCCCGGACCGCGTCAAGATCGCTCATGACAGTCACCTAACCGACACGAATAGTCACGACACAAGACATACCGGTCATCCGTGAGTGGATCTTCACGCGGCCTTGAGGTTGGACAACCAAGTTGCGTTATTCCGTGAGTCTGTCACGTCAGCCCGCGGCCGGGGCGGTACGCCCGGCGTGTCATCGCCCCAGACCAACCACGTCGCGGAGACACCGAGCAGCTCGGCGAGGGACCGGGCCAGCTGCGGCAGGTTGCGCGGCTGGGCGCCGTGCTCCCAGAGGTCGATGGACGCAGCCTGCGTGCCCAGCTCGGCAGCCAGCTGGCGCTGCGTCCAGCCGGCAGTGCGCCGGGCAACCAGGAGGCGATCGCCGAACCCAAGCGGCACCGCCCATCCGTCGGCCAACTCTGAGGTGGCCCGCTGTCGTCGCTTGCTCATGACTCAGGAAGGTACGTCATGACACTCGGCGTGTCGACATGCCCCACGTTGACACCACCCGATTGGGCGTGCACAGTCACGTCATGACGTTTGTTGACACCACCGCAGACCTTACGACCCGCGAGGTCGCGCAGCTGCTCAGGGTCCAGTACCGGCGAGTCGGCATCTGGTGCCGCACCGGGAAGATCCCCGGCGCCTACCAGACTCCAGGCGGTATCTGGCGCATCCCGCGGGCCGCCCTGGCCGGCCAGCTCGAGGCGACGCCCAACCCGGAGAAGTGGTGAACGCGGCGGCCGGCGAGGCCGGCGGCCCGCCGATCGGGGCGCTGCTGGTCGTGATCGGCCTGGGCGTGATCGTGTGGCTGGCTCTGTGGGGCGGGTCCCGGTGAACGGCCTGGCGCTGCTGCTGGGCCTGGTCGTGGGCTCCGGCATGGTGGGCGCAGCCTGGCGGTCCCAGGCGGTCAGCCAGCGGTCCAGCACCCGGGTCGACCGGGCCCAGGCCCTGGACGACGCCGCGGCGGTCTGGCGTTCCACGGGCGGGTCGTTGATCATCTCGACCTGGCTGCACTCCCTGGCCGACGGCGAGATGGCCGGCCAGCGCACCGGCAGCAGCATCCCCAGCCCGGCCGACCAGCCGGCCCCCCCGCCCTGGCACGACCCGGACGGCACCGCCACGTCGACTCCCTGGCTGGGCGAGCCATGAGCCACCGCGCCAGCGAGTGGGTGATCTACACCGTCGGGCCCCAGCTGGACGACGCGGTGGCCTGGCGCCTGCTGATGGTGATGGCCGACCAGGTCGACGCCGAGGGCAAGGGCTGCGGGCTGGCCAAGGCCACGCTGGCCGACCTGGTCCGCTGCGACGAGTCGACCGTGCGGCGCAAGCTGCGGGCCCTCGAGCAGGCCGACCTGATCCGGCCCGGCGACTCCCGGCTGGTGGCCTACCTGCCCGCCGACAAGCGGCCCAACGTGTATGACCTGGCCCTCCCGGCGGGGGGGCAGCGTGCCCCCTCGCGGGGGGGCGGACGGCCACCCCGCCGGGGGGCAGCCCTGCCCCCCGGCGGGGTGTCAGCGGGGGGGCAGCGGGGTGTCAGCGGGGGGGCACCCCTGCCCCCCGACTCTCTTGACCCTCTAGACCCCTTAGACCCTGCGGGCCCGCCCGCCCCGCCCATGGGGCGGGGCGGGGCGGGCGGGCCCGCCGCGCGCTACGCCGAGCAGCGCGCACCGAACAACTTCCGTGAGCAGATCGAGGCATTCCGCCTGTCCCGCCCGACCGCCTGAGAGGAACCCACGCCATGACCGTGCCCACACCACAGGTCTCCGAGTTCGACACCCTCACGAACATCCAGCTGATCCGCGAGTACGGCCTGGCCCGGTTCGACACCGGCGTCTTCGCCCGGTCCAAGGCCGACCTGGACACCGCCGAGGGCAAGGCCCAAGCCGACCGCGAGATCGAGCAGGCCCGCGACCGGGCCGACGCCCTGATGGCCGCCATCACGACCCGCCTGGCCGTCAGGGGGATGGCGTGACCTGGCTCGACGCCATGTCCCACGCCCGCTGGCTCGCCGTCGTCACCGGCCGCCGCTACACCGTCCGCCGCCACCTGCTCCCCTGGGCCGGCTGGCAAGTCCTACCCGCCCGCAAGCACTGAACCACCCACAACCAAGGAAGGCACACACCCCATGCTCACCGCCGGATCCACCGTCATCGTCCGCACCGTCACCCACTACTTCACCGGCCGCGTGGTCAACATCGAGGACGGGTTCCTCACCCTCGAGCAGGCCGCCTGGATTGCCGACACCGGCCGCTGGTCCAAGGCCCTGAACACCGGCACCCTCGAAGAGGTGGAGCCCTACCCCGCCGGCGTCGCCATCGCCCTGACCGCCATCGTGGACGTCAGCCCCTGGCAGCACGACCTGCCCACCACCACCAAGTGAGCGCCGCCGTCCTCAGAACCGGCTACGAACGGTCGGGGTCGGGGTCGTGGTCGCGGTCGCGGACGGGGTCGTG